TAGTATAATTCGCAAAACGAAAAGTCTTAGTTCGAACAACCAAAAGTACACGTTTTCAAATCTTAATCAAACAATAGGTTAGGCATTATGCTTGGTGTATAGTTCAAAGTAAACACCTCTGTCTTCATAGCCCCTTTAGTAGTTGAAGCAGATAAGTGCATATCATTATTGATTGTATTCCACTCATTGTTTTTAGCATACTTTTCAAGTATATCAGAAGGGTATGAAGTAAGTAAAAATTTACCCTCTAAGCTTGATAGCAATTCTAACAACTCTATAAAGTCAGCTTCAGTGTAACCATCATAATGACCTAAGTCACTATTGAAATATGGAGGATCTACAAAATGGAATGTATCTGGATGATCAGTATTTTGAATCACATTTAAAGCATCTCTACAGAAGATTTGAACGTTTTCTAAACGCTTTACATACCGTTCATCAAACATTTGCTTAGTCTTATCAAACCTTTTAGCCTGGTTACTTTGATCAGAGAATGCCCATGAGCTGCCTAGATTACCAGAAAAGGATTGATGAGAAAGAACAAATACAGCCCAGGCTCTCATTATCTCTGAACTTGATCCACCTTCTTTCCATAGATCTCTAGCTTCATTAAACTGCCACTCACTATACAATGTAGTATCTACTTCCTGTGAAAGCCCTTCAAAATCCCTTTTAATTGTCTTGTAGAAGTTGACCATATTATCATTAATGTCATTGATAACTTCAACTTTAGAAGGTGGTTTCTTAAAGAATACAGCTCCTCCACCAAAGAATGCCTCTGTGTAGCATGTATGTTTAGGAATTGATGCAATAATTTTGTCTGCTAATTGTTGTTTTCCACCCCAATATTTAATTGGTGTCTTTAGAGTTTTCATTACTTTTGATTGCAAGTGCCATCACACTTATTTTAACAAATAAATCCACTCTTGGGCTACTGAGAGATTTATGCTCTCGGCAGGTTCCTAGAGTGGATTAAATTGTGTGATGGCAGCCTGTCGGGGGTATATTACAATGGAATACTTACCCCATCTAGAACTATACCATTTTGATGAATATTTGTAGAATTAAAAGCTACTACTCTAACCTCTCCATTAGATGATATATTTAAACGGTACATTGAAAAATCTGGAATTGAATTACCAGTAGAAAAAGTTCTTTCACCCATAACTAAGAAAGTTCTAGATGTAGAAGGTCTATAATTAGTTGGGAGTACAAAAACTACATCGTTAGATAAAGTATCACCACCAGTTATTTTACCTTTTAACTCTACTTTCTGCGCAAACTTATCTAGTCTATAACTTACTGGATATCCTGTCTGTGGACCCCACCCATTTACATAAGATGCTGCACCTGGACTTCCAACCTCTATCCAATCACCAATCATCAATGGTTTGATTAGATTCAATATTGATGCCTCAATCCTAACAAATGAACTTACTTTATATGTGCCATTCAAAGTTGGATCCAAATACTTTAAAACATGTGGGCTTTGTTGCCCAGAGGTTTTATACATAACTGGACTTGGAGATTGGACAGATTCAAGGATTTCAAAACCAACATCATTAAATTGTGCTTGAGTGATATTGTTAAATACTTTTCCATTGGTAAAATAAATCTCACCATCCATATAGACTACACCTGAATCAAAAGAGGCATACTGAGAACCAAATGGAGTGAAATATCCATAAGTTAATCCTTTCAATATTACTCTATCACCAAAGGTTTTACAAAAATTAGCGAGATCCTCTTTTGCTGCATCAAGTATATACCTAACATCTGCTAGAGTTGCAGGATGAAATCCCAAAATATCAGTTTTAATGTCCTTTCCCATTACTAAAAAATTGTTCCGTTTTGATAAATATATCTGGGGAATTTCCCAGCCAACTTATATTTTTGGGTGATTGCTTTTATTCTATTTTCTTGTTCTGATGTTAATATTCCTACTGGCACTTCAACTACAAAATCATAGTTTGTAACATACTCACCAGGTGTACCTAAATACACTGGCTCTTGCTCAGCTTTTGTCCCTAGGTAAAGAGGTTCATTTTCTTGAGGTGTGCCAATATAAACTGGTTGTAAGACATCACTTGAGGTGTATATTCTAATCCCTCTATTATTCGGGTCAAATATGTCATTCAATAGATTTTCCAATATGACAGTCTGACCATTATACCTCATTTCCTTAAGAGTCTTGTCTCTAAATGCTTTGAATGTATCAAACAAGTCCTTTGTAGGCTTTGACAATATCTTATGAAAATCAATATTGTTTTGCTCCAACAATTGAGGAGGAAGGGTTTGAGTAATCAACTCATCAATATCTAGATCAAACAAACTCATTGAGCTATATAATTTATCTCACTTGCATTTGGCCAGCTACCAAGTGTTACTGGCTTAAAATATCCTGAATAAGGCTCATAGCTTCTATCAACCGTTGTGTAGTTGGTATCAATATCTCTCTTACACCATATATCAGATGGGTGGAAATCATATACTTCTACCAATTCCTGAAGCTTATCGATTAATCCATTCCTTAAAAAGACACCATTGAACCTCTTACCTTGAGGAGATGATAAGTATGCATTTATTGCTGGTTCTACTGCAGTTTTTACATCTGCTAATGGAATTGATCCATCATAGTATAAATCACCTCTGAACTTAATATCATCTCCATTGTCTGAAATAAGAGTTTGATCTACTCCTGCAAATTTTCTCCTGATAAATGAATACAGAAGACTATCAAACTCACCTCCTGCAGTTTTGTCCAAAGGCTGAAGGTTTGGTTGCTCTCCTTTAGCCACCTTAATAATCAAGCCTGATGGGTTTACATTAGTCTCTTCTACACTTACTTGACTCACTATCCTTGCAGCAATAGCTGCTTGACTAGTTGTGTCCTGGTATTCATAAGTATAGGTATTTGGGTTAAACACTAAATTAAACCCATGCTGATAAGATCTGATCAGCTCTTCATTCCAGTCAGTACTACCTACTATAGCATTATCAGCAATTTCCTGCATTTCAGATTTAGCTTCATCCCATAGTTTCTCTTGAACATAGTGTGAGTGAGCTACAATAAACAAATCTAACTTCCATACTGCCACTTTGCTTTCAGAATTTATTTCATCCAATAGTTCTCTGTATGGATTTGTAGTAGATAAATTATAGCCTGGCAGCAAACCCTGCATAGATGCAAATGTCTGCTTTCTAGTAATCATACTATTGTAAATTTCTTCTAATGACCGTGCCATTACTTCATTTTTATCTTGTTTGCAATTGCATACTTTCTAAAGTCTGCTTCACTCATGATCACTACATTCTCTTTGGTACTAATTCTTACCAATGGATTAAATGGCAATTTCAACACAAGCTTATTCTCTTTGTTAATAATATGGTAGTAGCTTTCCATTACTCAATATTTGCTTTTACAAATGCAGTCACTTTCTTATCTAGCTTAAGCCTATTTGCACCATGAATAGATTTACTGTAGAATAAGTCAATATTTGTCAACCACTTTTCAGGTCTGGCAATAGCCACTATTGGCATATTCAACCTTTTAGCCTGAGCAGCTACTTGTGGATCATCATAGCACATGCCTTCAAATACAGGCAATGTGAAATTTTCCAAGTCATAGGCCAATGTTCCTGTACCAGCAATTTCTACTACCTGATCTTTATTAGTAGGTAATTCAAACCTAACTGTTCTCATATCTCCATAATAGGAGTTAACAGGTCTTTTCATCTTAGCACCATGCACACACACTAACACCTTTCCTTTGTATCTACTGAGCTTTTCTGCCATTCTTTGAGCATAATTAGGAGGATAAAGGATATCATCATCTACACTCAAATAAACACCTTCTTTATAGAACTGAGCTCCATAAAATTTGCCCAAAGATTTTAAATCTCCAGTTTCCTGACTTCTATGGATATGAATCTTTCTAAGTGCATCCTTTTGTAGGAATGGGCATTCACCTTTTAAGAAACCTGGTACTTCATCATAGTTATTTAGGTAGATATGAAATGCATCTACTTGCTTAATCAGTGATCTTACAACCAACTCTGCAGTTGCAACTCTCCAGGGCACACTGGCCATTCCTACTATTATTTGTTTGTTGTTATACATATTGTCCCTCCTCATCATAAATTATGGTCCAGTTATAATTTACAGTCAATGTCTCAATTATATCTGTGAGAGTAGTCATTCCCAGATTTCCAGAAATATTAAGTACCACATCCTGCTTATTATTATCCACTGCTAGAGTCTTAGCTGATATCAATAAGTCATCCAATGCATCACTGTCAAATGCATTGTTCTTAAAATCAGCTGTTAGCAAATTTGTAAGTGCAGACAAGTTGAAACTGGATAGATTTGTACCAGTAATATGTAAATGCTTAATGCTAGCTGGAATGGAATCAGGTAATGTAATATCATCTACATCTAAAATTTTAACCAGCTCCTGAGAAGTAGATAAATTATCAATCACCAGTTCATTGATCGATTCATTGCCCTCTACAATCAACCCTATTAAAGTGTTAGGTAATTGTAACCTTGAAGCAAACCAATCAAATAATGCTGTCTGAACAATATGTATAAATAGCAAACTAGAATCACTGAAATCATTCACAATAAGAGTCTCACTATTGTCATATCCATCTATTAGGTATAATGACTTTAAAGCTACTGGTATCTTTCCAGCAATCTCAGCACTGTGTTGGTAATTCCTTACAGTAGCACTATTCATTACTTGCTTCACTTGGCCATTAGCATCTAACTCTGCAAGTCCACCTTCCTGACCTTTCAAAGTAACATCAAGCTTTGCTGCCAATGCATCAGATAAACCATTGATATTATCCATATCATGGTTATGAGTTGAGTTTGCTTTTTTCTCAAACTCCTCCTCAATCTTTGTCCAGTTCTGATCGAGTTGTTCTTCACTTTCAAAAGGACCGTCTACTGTGTATTTTCTAAGTTGCATTATTATTTATTTTGCATTTTATATCTCAACAATCTCTTCACCTTCACTAATAGGCTCTGTCCATTCATTCAATGGCACATAGTAAGCACCTTCAATTTCATCCACATCCACTATTTCACCCCAATATTTATGGTGCCTAGCTAATTCTGATAAAAAATCATCTAAATCACTCTTATTTGTAAATTTTATATGGCTCATAATTGAGGGTAATCTGCTGTTAAATAATCTACTATATCATCCCAATCCACTTCCTTATTATCAAGGAAATAAATAATCTCATATATGGGAGAATTCCATGTTCTCCCAGATCCGGCAGGGTCTTCCCCTATGTTCAAACTATTAATATTTGAAAGACTTTCATCTGAAAAATCTTCAGAATCTTTTAGGCTTTTACCTATGTACAATCTAGAAGCTATACCAGATGCATTAAAGTGCATGCCTAGAATAACATCCTGACCTTCTATCCCTGTAATAGTTATATCTTTCCTTTCAGCATTTCTAGCCTTACCCCATATATACCCATTAGTTAAATTATCAGTAGTGAACCATGGTCTTCTTCCAACTATATGACGTTCTATTCCAGTTGCTCCAGTGTCTTTGTGAACTGAAATAAATGTACCTCTAACATTTCCATCCCCACTACTATTGGTTATGGACTCAACTCTGAATTGAGTAGTATGACCTGCATTACTAGGGTCTATATATAAAAATCCGTTTGCATCTAGATTAAGATTTCCACTACCATCAGTCAATGGTATAGCTTCACTAACAGAACTCTGAAAATCTCTACCTATTACAACCTGGTTGTAGGCTCTAATCAAAAGAACCTCAGCGCTACCCCTTAAATCATTAAGCTGATCTAGGTCTATATAATTATTTTTAAAATCAATATCATACTCCTGCATAGTAGATGGTATTATCACTCGGCAGCAAGCACCGTTATAGGAAGATTTTCTTTTGAAAAAGGTGAAATTAAAAACATCTTGAGTAGGTGGAAAAACATCAAAAAACAAATCAGGCAATGCATCAGTAGTTTCAGTCACCACACTTGTAAATGGTGATTGTACACCTGCTGATACATAAGCAACTTTATAGTTGTGAGTAGTTTCAGCTCCCAAGTTAGTGTGAGAGTAATTATTGGTTACAGAAACAAACAATGATCCATCAATATCAATCAGATAATAATCAACTCCATTAATTGCATTCCAACTCAAATCTATTTGTGAACTTGAAATAACAGAAGCAGATAAACCTGTAATAATTGGAAGTGCTTGATTTGCAACAGTAACACTTAGAACATCACTTTTAGCCCCTTCAACATCTGCCACACCTCTCACTGTATATTCATAGGTATTACCCAGCACTACATTCGAATCTGAAAAAGTCAACTGAGTACCCGGAACAGTGTCCAGGTAAGCACCATCTTTCTCTATAATGTACTGAGTTGATTTTGCATCAGCATCCCAGGAAAGTAGCACCTGATTGTTTACTATCTGATAACTCAAACCAGTGATCTTTGAGGGAACATTTACAGGGTTTGTTGGGCATATTACATAACCAGTAGGTGCATATCCGGGTGGAAAATAGCAGTTGTTATTGTTATTAGCTACATAATCAAATTTCACACCACTATTGGGTCTTACACCTTCTTTTGTATAATTATCTACCACTTCCTGGTTAACAATTAGACTTTCATCAATAAGAACTTGAGAGCCTGGTTGAGGTATCTCAGTAGGAGCCATATTATTCAGTTTGGCCAGATCCACTAAAGGATCTAATCCACCAAACTCTTGCTTACAGATATCCTGCAAACTTTGACCTCTATGTACCTTAATTCTCTTCACTTCTCAACTTTAGCTTCTTCTTTATAGCATTATAATCCTTACCATCTCTTGACAGATGCTTCTTAGTAAGTGCAACAACAGCACCTCCACCATTCACACTTCTCATTTTTCTTGTCAGTCCTGGACCTATCAATAAATCATTTGGCCAATGACCTTTACTAGACTGAAGAATCAATGAAACCTCTTGCATTTCACTATCACCAGTAACAAAGTCACCATTTTCAATTCTCCTGTCATTGTTTTCATCAAGTAGAATGTCCTTAGCCATTAGTCTCTTTTATTTTAAGCTTGGTATCACTTTCACCAGTCATCACAGAAAACTGTTTAGAGCTATCAGATTTATGCTTGTGCTTGTTAATCACATCCACAAGTTGTCTGATACACTCTCCCTGCTCAGCTACCTTTTTCTCCAATGCTTTTATTCTATCCTCCATGCTTTATTTTGTCATTTGCCATATTCTTAAAATTTATGGATTGACTTGCCATAGCTCCATCAAAGGCAGTTTTTCCACCTGGTCCATCAGCTGCAGTTCCTGCTTTAACTGCTGTGAATCCTGTACCTATTGATGTTTTCATATTCTCTACATAAGTCTTCAATTGATTCAGGTTATCTTCCAATTCCTGAATTTTGATCATTGCTCCAAAATTGTCACCATTCATGGTCAAATTGCCATTATTTAAAAGCCATTCAAACCCACTTTGATCTATTATTAAATGCTGTTCAACTTCAGCAGCATCTATCAAATATTTATCAACCTCATTGTTCTCTATTGTTCCAATAATGCACAATGTGTTCTGCTTTGGCTTTCGGTAGTAACTGCCTATTCCAAGCTTTACTTTGAAATACTCCAGATCATCCTTTACACCTACTGCAGTCATAGTCTTTTTATCCCAGTCCACTTCTTTTACAATAGCATACACTGATTGAAGAGGCACTTGCTTTTTGCCTTGCCTCTGTAAATTTTTCTTCAATTCAGTTATTGGGTCCATTATGCTACTTTAGGGCCTATAGCCAATGTTTTAATATACTCAGGTGAATCATTCAATTTAGGATCCACTTTATCTATATAGTATGTACCATTCTGCTCTGGATAAATATCACTGACTAGCTCAATCTTATCACCATGCTGTACTTTAATCCATCCAGGTATTTCAATTGTCCCATCATACCCATCTACTTTGAATTTTTCATACTCCAGTTTAGTAAGCTTTTCAAGCTCAGCTTTTTGGTCAATATTGAAGAAAGTAACCACCTGCAGCTCTCCACTTTCATCTCCAACCTCAACCTCTATCTTACTTCCATCTTTAAGAGTACTTATACCTTTCACTTTTATGAGCCTATCATCAGCTCTTCTATACTTCAGGTTGTTTTTATACACTTGCTTTTCAAGGTGCATTTTATGTGTGGCAGTATTGTCCAGGTATATTTTCCCAACTACCAGTTTACCATTCTGGAAATAGCTTTTCAAACCATATTTCTCCTCAATATCATCCAACACCTCAGAAACTGTTGTTTGAGAATATCTAACATCCTTCAACTGAATGTCCAGAGCATCAATGGTATAACCAGAAAGAATAGAGCTAAGAAAGTTCTGTAGTGTAGTATCCTCCATACAAGCATTCACAGGAATCTTCTTGAGCTTATACATTTCATCCTCACACTTAATAGTGATAGGAATATCAGCACTAATACTATCAGAAATATATCCAGTAAATTCTCGGTTGTATTTTCCATTTACACCCATATTCACTTGTATGGGGTCACCTCTTCTGAATACCTCTCTTACCTTTTTTTGGTCAAAGGCTTTTAGGTTTTTAGGTACCTTGATGGTAGCTCTATCAGTGAGCATTTCCCAACCACTTTCAGCCTTCACTTCATTTACCCTGTAAATGTGTAAAGCTTCCCTGTTTTGAGTTGCAGGAAAGAAAAGATCAACTATTATTGCTGCTACCATTATCAGTATCATTATTATTGGTTTTGGGATGAAAATAATACCAGAGCCATTCAGCTCCTTTCTTTGCAAATACCCCTGCAATTCCACCTATAGCAGCAAAATAGACCACTTCAAAAGTCTTCCCCACTGTAATAGCTCCAAACACACCCGATAGTGCTCCTCCAATTCCTGCTGCTATGTCATCTCCATGATTAGTCATTATCTCAGTTCTTCTGGTTCTACACTTTTACATTGCAATTCAAAAGGGTACCAGTTTGGCTTTCCTTCAATCTGTCCAAATCTTGGCTGATCAATGAAAATTTTATAGATCCCTAAATCAGTAAATACATTATCATCCTCCAGTAAATCAATACCATCAGCTAAATTTTCAAAGCCAGCTATGATATTCCTTTGCTCTCTTGGGTCACTTTCTTGTGGATGATCAGGATCATACAAGCAAACCCCTCTTATTCTTATGCTCCAGGCATTAAACCCAAACATGTGAATGTCCTCACCATAACCAGCTGTATAGGGTATTGACTTAGCTCTTTTTGCCCTGGTGAAATCAACCATAGTGGAAAGTGGCATCTGGAAATCTTGTACTTGTTTCTGCTTCAATTGCCCACCTTCATAGTATTGGTAGCTTCCACCTTTCAAACCAAACTTAAAATTGATAGGAGTACCCAACCAGCTCTGGCCAACTACCTTATCCTGACTAATGATATCCAAGCCACTGTAATCAAAAGCAGGACTTTCCTTCTCCTCCTGATCTATTTGATACTTCAAAGGGATATTTCCTGCACCAAATGCAGCCCCAAAAATATCAGCCATATTGTAGTTCAACTCTGCCATTATCCCAGCGCTATTAATGAGTCCCTTAATCTGTCATTTATTCTGCCCACTATATCATTGGCTATACGCTCTGGATCATATTCACTTGCTACATTGTAATAGTTCTTAATGTCCAGTGTCATGCTTATAGACCTTCCTGAGCCACTGCCTCCTCCATTTCCTGATAAAGTGTTTTCGGAAGTGGTATTGTCATTGGTTGTATTATCAAGCTCAGGTTTTGTAAATAAAAAATCCATCAAGCCCTTGCTCTCTTTGCCTGATGACTCTTCTTTACGTTTTCTTTCTTTTGCTTTTTGCTCTATTTGTTGCTGAGCATTTTCAGGAATAAGATTCTTTCTTATTTTTTCAATTGCAGCTACACCTTTGCCTGCTAAATCTTCCATACCAGGTATGTTAGATATCAACTCCAACAATTGCTGTACAGGCATTAAAAGTGCATCGAGTATTACTTTACCTACCATCTTCAAACCTTCAACCATGCCACCAGTACTAAAGGCAGTTTTTAAAGTCTCCCAATGCCTTCTGAATGATTGAACAAGATTAATGATTAATGCTAACCCCGGAGTAAATAAAGCTAAAACTAAAGTGGCTGCTGCACCCCAATCATCATAAACAGCTATTAATCCTGTAATAGCTGCCCCTATTGCTAAAACTCCTAATACTATAACGCCTACTGGATTGGCTAACATTGCTGCATTGAAACCAAACTGTGCTGCAGTAGCTATAGCCAATTTTGCAACATATCCACCAATAGCTCTTACACCTGCTACACCCATTTGAATGGTATTTTTTGCCAGGTTGGCACTGCTGGTCAATAGACTTCTACCAAAATTCCATGACCATAGTGCAGCTTTTGATATTTGGCTTTTAAAGCCTTTGGCTGCCAATACATTTTTCCAAAGCTGGGCATGGAGTATCCTTAGTTTTAAATTCACAAATGTTACTGCTAATGATGCACCATAAAGACCACCTGTAAAAAGACCAGTATAAACTATGAATTTAGATATAACAGGATGTGCTTCTGCAAATCCTAGTAATCCACTTAATAGATCTAAAGCAATAGATTTAATCTTTAGAAAATCATTACCAATTGAATCTGTCAGTGGCTTTAATTGAGTTCCTATCTTTTGCTGTTGTTCAGCTATTTGGGTCTGCAGTTTTACTTGCTCCATCATGTGAGAAGTGATAGGGTTTTGATTATCTACCATATCATTCAACTCAGTATTCATATTCTGAAGATTCAGCAGGAATTCTAAAGGAGCATCCTCACCAGCTCCCCTAAATATATCAGCAATGGCCGTTTGTCTGGCTTGGGTATTTGCACCTTCCATTGCAGCACTCACTTTTTGAATGGCTTCAAATACAGTAATTGCACCACTATCGATACCAGCAATCAATTGATCAGGATTTAAATTCAATCCTTTTATGGCATCACTGGTAGCACTGGTCATTTCTTTTATTGAGAGACCAGCTTCTTTAATCAAATCGGGTCCTTTATCACTCCATACACCTGATTTTATGGATTGACCCATTATTGCAATGGCTTGATCTGCTTCAAGACCCACTGCTTTAAATTGTGCTGGGTATTCCTTCAGTTGTTGTAAAAAGTCACCTGAAGCATTGGCACCGGATAAGTAACCTTTTTCAATCAAACTAAAAGCTTCATCAGAACTTATCTTGAAATTCTTCATAAGAGAGTTTACACTTAGCTGAACCTCTCTATAATCATCTCCAAATACTTTAGACAAAGCATCACCTTGAGCACTTAATCTTTGTATCTCTTCTGTAGTTCTTCTTATACCATTTTGGGTCTCCCCAAATAATTGAGAAGTAAGTGTTTGTTGTTTTGCAATATCTTCTGTAAAGTTAGCTATCCGGTTGGCAGCAAATCCAATACCAGCTGTAGCAGCTGCAAATCCTAAGAATTTTTGGGAAATTTGATTACTTCTGTCCTGAAGTTTTTCAATGTGTCCATTGAGCGCACTTATTCTTTTCGAAGCTCCTGAACCCATCTCGCTAATATTTTTCAAAGGTCCAGAAGTGCGGTCGATTAGTTCAAGTATCCATCTTGTGCGTGCATCGCTCATGTTTTCTTTTGTCCAAAGGTTTCAGAAAGTGCTTCCTTTAGTATTTGTTTCTTTTCTTTCAGTCTTTTGTCATGAAGCCAATACCATTCATTTAGCCTTATGCTCCACTCCTCATCACTCATTTTATCTGGTTCTGCAATACCCAGTTCTATTCTGAGTATTGCATTTCCATTTCTTATAGCTTCACTTCCTTTTGTTATGGAAGTATCATCTAGGAGTTTGTTGAGATCTTCTTTTTTTTACCAACCAAACTACCTACATCTCCCAGTAGTGAATAATAAATATCCTCTTCAAAGTCCGGTGAAGATTCTTTTACATATTTCATATCACCACCTAATACACATGAGTTAAATGTTGTGTCATTTGCCTTGTCAAAATCTTTATCAGATGCATATTGAGTGATGGCACTTACAACTGGTCTAGTTGGTTGGCATACATAAAACTTTGCCTGTGGTCCATTCACATTTGTATCATCTACCAGATATGCAAATACCTGAACTTTCTTGCGGTCTTTTTTCCAGTTCTCAACCATATCAGGTGTGATTTCACTGAATTTCTGAAATGTACTCTTAGCTTCTTTTTTGTCTGCTTTGTCTGACATAATTTGGGTTTATATTGGGTTTAAATAATTTTATGCTGCTTTCACATTCCAGTCAATATGGCTTACTTTAAGCTCATGCTGGTGTTCAATGCTCTTATCAGATTGAGACACATCAATACCTCTGGTTCTGATTCTCACATTATTGATCACATCTTTATAGATCTTACCTCCATATTCATATTCCACAATCACAGTAGCGCTCACATCTTGTAATCTCACTCCTTGTGGTAATGCCTCTTCCATTGCTCTTACTTCCTCAATCTTGAGTGTAACAGAAGCACTTGCTTCATAATTACCTTCACCTTCACCAATAGGCATTTTATTTGCACCATATTGGTTCTCCCAATCTACAGTATCACTGTAAGCCAATTGAGTAATTCCTTCTACATCTCTGTCAAACCAATTCCAGGTAATGCTGTTCCAGCCTGTAAGCTTTCCGAATCTGTTTATAATAGTAGGTTTTCCCATTACTGTGCGCTTATTTGATTGAACAATCCAAGGTCTATTTCAAAAGAGTGGAGTATTCCATCTTTTACAACCTCAATTCTTGCTTTTATAGGTGTGGTATCTGAAGGTGTTTGATTTGGATCCAAAAACACCCCTACTGCAGAACATTTGTTTTCTTTCACCAATTGTTCCACTTTGTTTTGACCTCTCAATCTCAATGCCTCAGCACTGGTACCGGTAATAAAACCAGTAGCAGGATTCTTTTTCAGCACTGATCTTGTCTTAGGGATCATGGCCTGTCTTGCCAATCTAGCAGCAGCATTCCATACACAGTTGTTGTTTCTGTATCTGTAGTCACTAGTAGAAGCTACTGCAGTTGGATCTCCTGAAAAATAGATACCAGGGTAATCAGGAAATGAACCAGCAATGATGTATGCCTTATCAGAAATATCATTTACTACTGCTGCAGTAAGAGTATTGATCTTCTTTCCATTTGGAAGTGCAGCATAAGGCCATCTAATACCATTATCCAGAGGGTAGTTTTCCTGTCCAGCTTTAGCTGAAGGAGGATTTAATACCTCAACAGATCCTGTATTCTCATTTATCTGCCTTACTGCAAACATTCCCATTGCTGCACCTACAGCTACATGGCTTGATACATCTGGGTAATTGGTTTCAAGGTAACCATCTACTGAAAGGTTAATACTTATATCCGGGTAGTTTTCCTCTCTCAAATCATCAAGACTGGCCTCATCATCAATAGCCCATCCATCTAATTCAATGGAGTCAATGTATCTAAATTCTGCAAAGAATCTATCTACCAATGCTTGAGCTGGAGCAAAACAATCTTTCACTTCATCACAAAGCCCAGCATTCAATACATAATTGGAGTAAGAAGGATTATAACCAGAAGCAGCATTCCATCTAGTAAAGATGGCTTTGATGTCTTTACCTATTGTATTTCTCAATACAGCCTCAATAGGTCCATCTGCATCAAACCAGTCTTTAAGCTCATTTCCATTAGAGCCATCTGGTTGGGCAGTCAACATAAAAATCAACTCAGTTTCTGGTGAAAGTCTAAAACACTCCACAATGTCATCATAAACCAGGATATCATTATTGGCATCATAAGCAGCATTAATACCCAATGCCTCAGCTTGTGATGGATGCAATATCCTTACAGGAGTATCAAGTGGCAGGTCATTTGTGGCTACACCACCAGCTACCAACACTAATACTCTCTCTTTATTTGGAGGCAGGCCACCTAAGTTGCCATCTCCTTTTTTAATATCTGGACCGTCAAAAGCTCCCATTGTTATTGTTTTTTAGTGCTCAGGCAATCCGGCTGTTACCTCTTCATGCCTGAGCTTCACCCAAAAGTTTGTTTTCCTAGTTGCAGGGACAGGACTCGAACCTGTGACCTTGGGGTAATGAACCCCACGAGCTACCAACTGCTCCACCCTGCGATATATTTATCTCCTTAGCCGTCCCCTGAGCGTAGCCGAAGGGAAGTCGAAGGACTATTTTTTCAATTCCTTAATTCTCTTTTCACCAGCCTTTTTCACAGTTACTCTACCATCAGCAAATCCTAAAAACTTATTTACCTGATCTTCACTCTCTGCAGTTTCAATCATAGCGATAAGATCTTTTGCTGAGGCATTCTGTAGTTCAGAATCAACATCAGAATCACCTGAATCAGCATCATTCTCAGCTTCCTCTTCAGGTTCCTTAGTTTTTTTCTCAGAATCCTTATCTGATTCAGATTCAGCAGTTTTAGCATTAGCTTTTTGCTCTGCAACTTTTGCTGCTTCATTGATCTCATGCTCCTCTTCTTTAGAGACTTGAGCAATGATTTCAGGTACTTCCTCACTTGTAGCTTCTGCTGAAGCTTCAGAATCAGAACTGGGAATTTCACCATACTCAATTGAGTGGTAGTTATTACCAGTGGTCTGCTTATGCAACTGAGCATAGCTTTCTTCTTTAAAGAAGTTGCCATCTGTAGATGCATATAGCTTGTTGACTCCAAGAGCCTTAGCATGTGCCAGACCCATTTCCATAAGTTGTGATTTACCGTACATGATTATGCTTTTTGGTTAATCAAATTACCTTGAAGGCAAACTTCAAGATTATCAGGAGTATGATAATTAGCAGTATAATTGCCCCACCTATTGCCAGGTACTTGACAAATCTTGGTGTATATCGCTCCCTGATTATCTCTGTACTCTGTTTGTGTTCCCTGATCTCCCTCAGTGTATGAATAAGAGAATCTCTTAGTGTGAGCAGGACATGCACAGAATCGCAAAATGCCTGAGCTTTCAGATTCCCATCTACATACTTGATTCTTACTCTTGACCTCCCAGATTGGGATTGTTGCTCCATCCAGTTGGACAACTCCTGTTGTAGTGCCTCCTGAGCATGTCTGTTTTGAATGGCAATACTGATCATTGAGCTGTCCTGTGCTATCTGAACTAGAGTATCCCTTTCCCTTATGGTTTGAGTAATTACTGTAGTGTCTGTCTTGGTAATTGTCTCCTGTGTACCTAACTTTCTTACTCTGCATTGAGAGAAGATTAGCAGTACCAGACTTAGTAGTATTAGCTTTTTCATTGCAATATGGGGTTATGTAGTTTGTAATGGCATAGATCTTACTGATATCTCGTTTTCGCTTAAATACTCCTATACCTTCCCTGCTACCACCATCATTACTGTTCCCTTCAATTGTTACCAGGTACTTACCGGAGGTACCGACTATAAAACCGACATGTCCAACTCTTCCTAAGCTTCTGTAATAGAGTGTAAAACAGTCTCCAGCTTGGCAACTCATTTTAATGGTATGTTTCTTCCTCATGTCCTGGTCAAATATTCGATCGCTTTTTTTAGACCAATTAGGAGACCATGCTGATTCAGGGTTTGGAACATCAAATAAGTTTAGATTCCAGGTAGTAAATGCTGCACACCATGCATAACCAGGTTCAAGGCCAGTGCTTGCTAGATATTCATCTATCATGGGTCCACTGTTAGTGGAGGTTTCCCTTACATCAAGTTGATTATGTAGTGTGTCAGACAATTCCTGTCTTAAAAAATGTTCTCCAATAGGATTTGAAAATGCAGCTAGAAAAATCAAGCTGAAAAAGAGTGTGAGTAAAGCTTTCATTGCTAAGTTTTGTTTATGAATTGAATTAGTAATTTCATCATCAAATGAGTGGTATAAGTCCACTAAACTTTCATGTAGTTTTGGAGCTGCCAGATACAATAAGAACCAGGCAGAAAGCAAATAGATAATAGCTTTGCAAACAGTCCAAACAACGGTTTCAGTCTCACTCAATAGATCATATTGAGCAGTTTCTGGACTGAATAATGCCAGTGCTGATTTAAAAGCAGTGAGACACAGCAATACAATTGCTATTGCTGTGATCTCCTGTTTATGTGTTTGCCAAAGCTTTCTCATTGCTGATAGTCTTAGATTAAGGCTGCAAAACCTTTGTTCATCAATTTATCAGCAGCAAAATGCCCACCTAATCTGAATTCATTCTTAGGATCAGCTGAACGAGTATCTTGACTCATTGGCTTCAAATAAGGCATGATTCCTTCTCTGTGGAAAATTACTTCCGGAACATTCAAGACCAATGTAGCTGGAACGCCATCTACAGAACCAAAAGCTTTTTTCTGCCCTGTATATGGATCATATTTTGGCATATTGTTGTGCTCATAGATTCTTTTAAACCCTGCAAAACCTTTTGCCTGTCCTTCCACTTCATCATACATGCGCTCACGGAACTTTTGACCACCACCTTGCTCAAGCCCTAAGTCTTCAACATGCTCTGGTGCAAATATTACAGCAGTATCACGCATGTCAATATTTAACTTTTTGATCTTGGTTCTTAATTTAACCAACTCATCATAGCTCATACCAGAAGACATTTCTACTACTGGAGTATCTACTGAAGTAGAATCAGGAGCTAAAACCCAAAGCAAGTAATCTCGAGTCAATCTCTTGATTGCTGCCATGTGTCTAATTCTTAATTCAGACTGAAGATCATAAGGCAAAGCTCTAATCTCACTTCTACTAACACCGCTTGGCTTAGTATCTACAGTTGACCATCCAACAAAAAGATGCTTTTTGTCATTTGAAACAGGAGCTGTAAAATCAACAGCATTATCAATCACTGCTTCAGGCTGGGTAATCAATCTGTTTTTGTAGATACCTTCCTTACCTACTGCCTGTGCAGGAACACGTGGCAAAATACCAAGGAAATCTTCTCGATCATCTTGATACTCTCTGGTCAATTGAGGCATTAAGTATTTCTCCAAATAAGCCTCATTTACTACTTGAGCCATTGCCTTAATATTCGGCCGGTTTCCTGGTTTTAGTTGTGCGCTTTTCATTAAGCTGATTTTTTGTTTTCTGCTTCAAATAATTTGTCAAACTTTTTGGGCTCTTTTTCATGCATCTTGGCTAATCCTTTAGGATCCTTTTGCTGCCAATCAGAGAAAGTCCATTTTTCTCTTCCTTCAGCACCTTCACCATCACCTGTATCTAAGTGATCAGTAATGTCAGGTACTGAGCTAAGTCCTTCCAAAATGGCTTTGCCACTTTCAAAGTCTTTATTCAAGACATTCTCATAATGAGGTCTGGTCTTAGCTGTGATTTTGTTCTCCTTTGTAGCATCATCCAAAAGAGATTTGATTTCATCTTTGCGCTCTTTTTCAGCTTTCTCTTCTTGCTCTTTTTCAAGCTTTTCAGCTTTAGCAGCATTGGCATTCAGCTCATCAATTTTTGCATTGATTTCGCTCTCTGTAGCATTGGCTGACAGTCCGAGCTTAGTAACATCAAATTTCATTGTATCTTGATTTTCTTGTTTTGATCTAGGTTGTGCTGTAGCAACTGGAACTGTTGGAGCACCTATTGCTTCTAATGTATCCACATCAGCTTGTGAGATAGGAGCTTCATCATCCAATACCTTGTCTGCAAATCCAGCTTCCACAATCTCTTTTCCCAAAAGCCACTGATCACCTTTGTCCCATTGACCTTTTAGTTCTGATTCTGTTTTTCCAGTTTTCTTTACATAGGTGGCCAGATAATCAGTCTCTGCATCTTTCAATAACTTGAGATTATTGACAATCTCATCATAAGAGCCTTCAAATACTCCCATAGGCTTATGCCACATAAATTGAGAGTTGCCATGTACATGATATTCATCAGCTTTAGAACTGATATAAGTACCTGCACTGGCATTAATTGCTCCTGATACAGCTATAAGTTTGCCTGGGAATGATTGTCTGATAACATTGAATATTTCAGATGCTTCAAAGGTTTGACCACCTTTAGTATTGAGGTAGATGAGCGCATCTTTATGACCAGCTTCAACCAATGGTCTAATTTGCTCCCTTAAATCATTGGAGCTTGCTTGTGACCATTCATGGATATAACCAATAATCTCAACTCTTGCCTGTCCTTTGTCTTCCGAAGCAACAATTGAAAATGGTTCTTTTGATTTGCCAGCCCTGGCTAATATGCACAGCTTTTGCTTTTTCATTCAGGGCAAATTTTGCCTGAAAAAAGGAAGCTGACAAAAGCAATTAAATAGACACTAGAATTTTACTGTCATAAAGGCAGTAAAAAACTGCCATCAATTCATAAGTTTTTTTTTCGATGCTACTGTAGGGCGACTTTTGTGTCAATGGCATATGAGAAAGAAAAGAAACTAGCCTACATAAAATTTGTAGAGCAAGGTAAAACCCAAAAGGAGTCAGCTGCTGAAGCAGGGATTACTGAAAAGACCATGAGTGTCTGGGTGGAAAAGTATGGCTGGAAAACAGAGAGGGATGCCAAACTTTTCTCTACTCAAAAAAGAGTGGAAAATATAAAAGCCATTATATCAGATCTGGCTGAAAGTACTCTTGAGATCAATCAACAAATCAGAAAGGCTATTAAAGATGGAGAAAAGGATGAGGTAATCATGCTTAGACAAAATTCTGCAGCTATATCTGATCAGGTAAGCAAATGGAACAAAGCACTAGAGAATATTGAATCTAACAACAAGGTATCATTGAGCACTTATCTATTTGTGATGGAGGACATATTCAAAGCTATGAGTGCCAAACATCCTAAAAT